CGATCTAATTGTATTCAGGGATTGTACTGGGGGCCGAACAATTTCATCAACTTCAATCTTCCGGCTTTGCAAACCGTTCGGCAGGAAGCGGAAACGATGGCGCAAAATGCTTCCACGCCGATTCCAATTTCGCAAGCATCATTACAGCAATTGGACGGCGCGATTCGGCAACCGCTTCCCAGGGCGCAAACGATATTTGGCGATCCCTTAAAAAGATTTGGAGAACTGACCGACTCCAGCAACATGATTCCATTTATGGGTGGAAACGGGCTGCAAATATCTTCTCCGCAGAATGTCAATTTCACTCCGATTGCGAGTTACGCTCCGATATGGTCGCCCGGTTCGACACCGCAATCGTTGAAACCTGGCATCGATTACACGCTCGTGGATACTCCCGTGCAAACTTTGATTGGAGTGGATTTTTCCGTTCTTCTCGATTCCCGGTTGGACATTCAATTGCCACTCTCTACTGTGCATTTGGCAAGCGAAGCGTTGATCGAATTGCAGGCATTGTCGATTGGGAGCTATGCGCCACGGCCCCTGTCGAGCACCATGGGAAATTATGTATTGATCGGCGTGGAACATACAGGAGATACACGCGGTGAATTGTGGCGCACCAATGTCACGGGCGTGGAATATGTGGAAGACATGCTCCTGCTATTGGGGCAAAACGGATAAGACATGCCAATTTCTTTTCAGCAACGTTTAGCACTCGATCAGAATGTCTGGTCGGAATCGGCGCGTCAGGAGTTGTGCGATTTGCGGGTGGCCATCCCAGGAATCGTACAGTCGTTCGACAATGTCAAACAAACCTGCGCGGTCAAAGTGGCCATTCAGGAATGGGTGAACGTTCCGTTGCCTGCCACGAATGGGATTCCATCGCAGGCCCGGAACAATCCGCAATGGGTAACGATTGTCGTGGAAGACGTTCCGGTTGTATTCCCGCGCGCCGGTGGATTTTCCATCACCTTTCCCGTCGTTCCCGGTGACGAATGTTTGTTGGTGTTTGCCGATGCCTGCATCGACGCCTGGTATGTAAATGGCGGTGTACAAGCACAGATGGCCAAACGCAGGCATAGCCTAAGCGATGCCTTTGCCCTGTTTGGCCCATGGAGCCAGAAGAGAACGCTGGCAAATTATTCTACATCGTCTTTGCAGATTCGGGCGGATAATGGTTCTGTCAGCATCGATATTACCGATGGAAAGATAACGATCACGGCCCCGGAAGTGGAAGTAGTTGCATCGGGAGGAACGGCTCAAAGTCTTTTGCAGGAGGCTTTCTATACTTGGTTTACGACGGTGTATATGCCAGCCGTGCAATATGTGAGCGTGGCCCCAGCATTGCCGACACCGGAGCCTTTGACGACTGTATTGAGTGGGGAATGATGAGCACGATCAGCGTTCGCAATCTCGGCCCGAATAACGATCCTCTCAATGGAGATGGTGTGTCGAATTTCCTGACAGACCTGGATGCCGTCGCGCAAATCATTTATACGCGGCTTCGATTGTTCCGGGGAGAATGGTGGGAAAATCCATCCTTGGGTACACCATGGTTTCAGTCGCTTCTAGGCCAGCCGGGAAGCGCGAACTCTTTGGTAGCAATGTCCACGATCCTCGTTAATGAAGTGCTCACAGTGCCTTTCGTTTTGTCGGCGAAGATGACCGCGATTTCCTACAATCCGAATGGCAACGGTGTCAGTTTTATCATGCAGGTTTCCACCCAATTCGGTTCGTTGACTATCGGCAATCAAGGAGGTGCGGCTTGAGCTATACTCCTCCACAAATTACGCAGGCCGGTTTATTGCTACCATCTTACCTCGACGTGCTGAACGACTTGCTGGATACTTACACCACGATTTATCCAAGCAATTCGTATTTGCAGCCGGATACTGCGGACTATCAACTCATCAGCGCGTTTGCCATCAAGATCAACGATATCTACCAGGCAATCCTGATGGACTACAATTCGCGCAGCTATGTCACTGCGGTTGGCGCGGGCCTAGATGCTGTCGTGGCCAATCTTGGGATCACTCGGCTTCCTGCAACATATTCGACTGCGATCCTGACAGTTTCAGGAACCGCAGGAACTGTTATTCTCAACGGAATCGCCTACGATTTCAATGGCAATCTTTGGCTGTTTCCGGCTTCCGTGACCATCGGCAGCAATGGTACAGTTTCCGTTCTTGCAACCGCGCAACAATTGGGTGCCATCAGCGCTGCTGCAAACACGATCACCGGAATTTCCACGCCAGTACAGGGATGGACATCGGTAACCAATCCGGCGGCTGCTACCGTAGGAACGCCTACGGAGTCGGACGCCGCCTTGCGTGCCCGCGCCGCGATTAGCACCGCGCTTCCCTCGCAAACGAATTTCGAGTCTACATTGGCGGCAGTAGCAGCCGTGCCGGGTGTCTTGCGCAGCATCGGCTACAACAATCCTACAGGTGGCCCAGATGCTTATGGCAACCCAGCGCACTCTATCACAATGGTCACAGAGGGCGGCAACAGTCTGGCAATTGCTACGGCAATTTACAATAGCCGAGGATTGGGTGCTTTGATGAATGGGACGACACAGGTTCAGGTCACCGATCCTGTCACTGGGCAAATTATGACGGTAGGATTTTATGAGGCTGTTTTGACGAATGTTTACATCACGGCAACGCTTTATCCTCTTGCCGGTACAATTGTTCCTCAAGTCATTCAGAACATTCAGGATGCTCTTACATCGTATTTAGCTGCTCTCCAGATTGGATCGCTGATTTCCATTTCGGCAATCTATTCGACCATCATGGGGCAAGCGGGAAGTCTGGCAAATCCGGCCTTTGTCGTTACTCAGGTATTGCTTGGGACAACCAGTCCGCCTACCGGCGCAGCGGACGTACAGCTAGGATTCATCAATGCTCCAACCGCTAGCTCGGCAAACATTGTCATCAATATCGGGAGCACTCCATGAGCACTCTCCCCTACAACACGGGCGGATATGGAGTTGGACCGTATTCGAGTGTTCCGCCGCGCTATTTTCCTGTCGATCATTACTTGGGCCTGCTGACTTCTCTTTACAAAACAGCTCCAAATCTGAATGCATGGTTGCAGACATTGCTGGAGAAGTTGAACGATATCAGCCTGTGCGTGGATTCGATGCTATACGCTTTCACGGTAGGTTCGGCGGCAGGAGCGCAATTGGACATTGTCGGCATTCAATTCGGAGCGGCGGGACTATTGCCATTCGTTCCGACAGGTGGAGAAAGCGCATTGCTGGATGATCGTTCCTATCGAAAACTGATTATGGCGAAACTGTTTGCCGCGCACTGGAATGGACAGGCAGGCTCGATTTACGCATGGTGGCCGACGATTTTCCCGAATACCACGATTGTCATTGTGGACAATCAAAATATGACGGTGGATGTGGAGATCGGCGGTTTGACCGATTCCTTGTGGCAGCAGATGATCTCCAATCACATGATCGTGCCGGAAACGGAAGCGGTACTCTACACGTACACGTTCGGTGAATTTCCGGTATTCGGATTCGATCAGAACACAGCCGTACAATCCGGCTTCGATCAGGGGCATTTCATTTAAGGTGAAACTATGAGCAGCAACTTTCTTCAATTCAACCCGAACCTGGCCAATCAGGAAACCGATGCGGAATATGCGGCTGACTCTATGCGCAGCGGAGGTGCGCAGCTCGATTCCGTGCCAGCATCCGACATGTTCAATAAGTTCGGCTATCAGACCACGACGTTCATAGCGGCGATGGCGCAAGCCTTGGCGAATAAAGGCTATACGATCCAGGATGCTTCTTTGTCCGTCTTGACGAGCACCTTGGCCGCAGTATTGACGGAAGCGGATTTGAACATTGGATTGCAAAACTTCTCTTATACCGCGAGTCCGGCATGGAATGCGCTCAGAAATGCAACATTTGAAATGGTGCTTACGGGGAACGTGACAGCACCAACGATTTCCGGGCAGGTAGCAGGACAAAGATTGATTTTCATATGGCACCAATCGACAGCAGGAGGGAATACGATTCTCTATCCATCGAATTTCTATGGCTGGTCGCAGATATCAAGCGTGGCGAGTTCAATCAATGTACAGGAATTTATCGTATCTAGCGCGCTGAATTGCTATGCCGTCGGGCCTTTGATCGTTATCTAGGAGAACCTATGTTGAAAAAAGTCATCTTGCTATTCGCGGTACTATCCGGATCGGCATCCGCGCAATCCGTTACGCCGAACATCGGCCTGCAATTGCCCGCCTACAATTCGAGCAACTGGGGCACGCAGTTGAATTATGACCTGACGCGGTTGGATGGATATCTTTCAGGCGGCTATACGATCCCGAATTTATCAATCAGCACGTTGACTACTCCAACCGTCAATGCAACGGTGAATGGATATCAAATCAATGGAACAGCACCGCTGAATCATTTCCTGATTGGAAACGGTACTTATTATGTAGACACCGCGCAAATTCCAGCAGGATCGCTTCCGAGCAGTTATACCAATTTCCAATTGTTCGGAACACCGCCATTCATCGGCTTCGCTGCGACGGCAGGTGGGACGAACACGGCGGGAATCACAACCGGCAGCAACGTCTTCGACTTTGGCAATGGGACGCTGGGAGATAAAAGCGGAACATTGAATGCAGCAATTCTCAACGCGACCGGCTCGGTGACGACGCCGGTGGTGAATGGAAGTGTGAATGGGGTTTTTAACGTCAAGGCATCGCCGTATAACGCCACGGGAAATGGTACGACGGACGACACGGTGGCGATCAAGGCGGCGATCGCGGCGGCGAAG